GCTTACTTTGATTTGCTCGACCAAGCGAAAAGAGAAGGGCGTGACGGAGCAGTGTTTCAAAACACCAAAGACAGTGGCCCTTTAACAACAGTCTACGCTGTCTTCGCTCCTGAGAACATCAGAAGCAACAATGCGCTTTTTGACCCGGAAAACTTCGGCTCCAGTGACATTCTAGCCTCAACGGTCTGGCCGCTTGGAATAGGCGCTGCCGCTGCGGCTTACTTAGCTAATCAAAAGAAGGAAGTAAAATGAGCTATCCACGAGCAGAGGCCCAGCAAGTAGAGTGGTGGGTAGGTCAAATAGAATATGCGCGCCAGAAAATAAAACCGCGCATAGAAGCTTCACAAGTGTTGCTAAAGCAATTCTATAATGAAGCAGCGACTGAAAGAGAAGAAGAAGCTCTAAGCGATTCCTTCAATTCCACAGAAGACATAGTCGATAGAACTAAAAGCGGCATAGTCTATGGTTTCATCGATCAAAGCATTGCTAACATGGTTGATAGGAGTCCTGTTTTTCAGTGCGCACCGGAAACGCAAGAGGCGGCCAAAAGAATAGACCCTTCTAATCCAAACAGTCTCTCCCAAGCGCAAGGAGCAGCTAAAATAGTAAACTATCGCTATCGGGAGACGAACCAACTTCGCGTAGACGAACGGGTCGTCCAAGATGCTTTCATCTTCCCGTATGGCGTGGCGAAACTAGGCTATACTATTGACTTCGACAAGAGATTCCAGGACTTGTTCCAACCGGAAGATATCGACTTGGTCTTGGACAACGAAGAAGAAGAGAATGTCTTTCTTCTGGCCGGAACCCCAACAAGGATAACAGAAGACCAAGACCACCGAGCGCACATAGACTCTCATTCTGGGCTTCCGAGAGAAGCCTTATCCCACATCCAAGGCGCCTATTTAGAAGTTATAAAAGAAGGAATCCACGATCACATAAAGCTCCACAAGACGTTTCTTCAGCGAAAGGGTCCCTCTGCTAATACTAACGTCCGCTATGAGGCGCCTTTCGCTGTGCATTGGCCTGTGGATATGTTCTTAACAGACGTAATGAGTCTAGAAGGCCCACAAGATGCCCGTTGGGTTGCCTTCGGCTGGGAACTCCCTATAGAAGAAGTCCAGGCGGACCAAAGTTATTCCAACACCTCTTCCTTAGAACCGTCTCGCTGGAAGGATTCTCCTGAGAAGAGCCAGACCCTAGACAGTGATGGCTTTGATGTGATTAGAGGGTGGGAAATTTGGGCGAAGAATTTCCCTGTTGGGCCGGGGCGCTTCGAGGATCGACTGCTAGTCATAGCAGAAGGCCATGATAAGTTCTTGCGGAATGAGAAGGAATGGCCTTATACGACCCTAGACGACTATCCGGCAGAGACTCTTGTCTTCCAACCGGGCTTTGATTCTTGGCATCACAAAGGCCCGCTCGCAATGGGGGGCGCTGACACGGTCCAAGCTCTAGTGAATGAAATCCTAGACTCTTATCTAAGTATTGTTCGGCGGCAAAAGAACATTTGGCTTGTTGACAAGAGTGCTGGGATGGAAAGCTCTGCCCTTACAGACATCATGTCCGCGCCGGATGGGTCTATTGTCGAGGTGGCTGGACTTATCGAAGCGGCTGGAAAGTCCATAGTTCCGCTGCCTTTTACTTCGATACCTCCGGAGAAGGGCGAGCTTCTTGGGATTCTCCAGCAAATGTTTGATCGAAGTATGGGCACGCCGCAGCCTATCGCGCTTCCCCAAAGCGATAGTGCGACGGAAGCTAGCATAATGGAAAAAAGAAACACGGCACGTGAAAATAGAAGAAGTGGTCTTTTGAGCGAGTTCCAAGTGCGGAAAGCCCGGAAAATGTGGCAATTGGACGCTCAATACCAACCTGACAGGCTCTTTCTTCTTGATCCAGCTGCAGAGACTTTCCTCAGCATAACTCCAGAAGTTGCGCGTGGAGAATATTTATTCTCAATGGACGTGACAAGTCATGCTACGTCCTTAGGAATGGAGCGCTCTCAATGGATGGACCTTTTGAATCTTTTTGCTGGCCTTACTCCTGTGATGCTGGAGACTTTCGGCGCGCCGCCTAATCTGCCGGAACTTGCGCGGAGACTTCTGGTTCGAGGATTTGATGTTAAGGGCGTAGAAGAGATTCTTCCTATGCTTCAGAAAGCGGCAGATGCGATGGGGGTGGGGGGTGTGGCGGAAGGGGAGGGAGGAGTGGGAGTGGAGGGGCAAATAAAGGGACAAGGAAGTGGAACGACTTTTGCAGATCCAGCGGCGCAAGGGGCGCAGGAGGCGGTGAAGGATGGGCGGATGATTGACCGGAACATCGGGCCGCTGGATCGAGATACTTTTAACAGGAATCCGCCGAGCGCGGGGCGGCTTGAGGGGGCGAAAGAGAGAGTTTGAAAAGAAGAGTCCTTAGGTTCTAACATAATGGTAGCGCGTAAGAGAAGGAGAGGAAGAGAAATGGCTTATGATTATAGAAGTCCGCAGACAGTTTCAGGCAGTGGAAGGACTAGTGAAGCTCTAAGAGCACCGCAAATAAGATATGGACCGCAACAGCGTCCTTCTGCTCCTGCCGCGCAAAGAGGTTATAATAGCTATCAACCGCAGCAACAGCCGCAGAATAATTATCAACCGCAACAGCTTCCTCCTGCAGCTGCGCCGCAAAGAGACTATAGTCGGGGAAACTTTCGCCAGCCCGTAAGAGAGAATTACGGTGCTATGCCTGAGTATCAAGGAGCTGGATATCAAGGGGCACAAAACCAAGGACTAAATTGGTGGGAGCAAATGCAACGGCAGCAATATGCGAATAGGAGTTCTATAAATTGGCAAGGTGGTTACACGAGATAACTGAGGAAAAAGGAGAAAAAGAAGATGCCTGCTGAGATGATGGGAATGCCTAGACCTGCTGCGAGACCTGCTGCGAGACCTGCTATTGGAGGGCTGCCTCCTTCTTCTGGCGCTGGTCCTCTAGGACCTTCTCCTGGCGGTCCTAGTGCTACTACTACAGTAGAAGAGCTTATTACGTTGCTGAAGAAAGCGACTGGGGGCGGGCTTCCAGGACCGCCACCCATAGGCGGAGGTCCTCCTGGTGCTAGTCCTGGTCCTATGCCTCCACTTCCTCCTCCCTTAGGCCCGTAGTAATGCCACTTTATACTTTTCAGTGCGCGACTTGTTCAGTGAAGAAAGACGTTCTGCGCAAAATAAAAGAGCGCAATGCTAACGTCTATTGCCCGCGCTGCGGAAACACAATGACTCGCTGCGTCGAAGGCTTTCGCGCTAAGACTTTCGAGCCTTACTATGACGAAGGCTTAAACAGTGATGTCTACACTGAGCAAGATCGTCAAGACATAATGAAAAGTCTTGACTTAGTAGAAATAGGGGACAAAGTCGGAGGTGCGCGGAACTTCGATGAGAAGAATCCTTGTATTATAAAAAAGGAAAGGCCTAAAGGAATTAGGTATAAGGAAAAGAAAGAAGACGTTCCTAAGGATTTCCCAGTAGAAACTACCGACGCGGCTGGAAACGTCCTAAGCCACGATATGTTCAGTAAATTAGAAAGTGTCTAACACTAGAAGGCTGAGGCTTTTTGTTAAAAAGAAGGCTGGCTAGTCTTCCTACCTATGGCGGGAGATAAGAACAATGAGTAAAGCAACGATTGAAGATCCGACGTATGAGGAGCTGCTTTCTAATGAGGCAGACGAATGGGGAGCAGATGACTTAGACGAATCTGTCCTCGATGACTTAGAGGAAGAAGAAGAAGAAGCTCCCGTTGAAAAGAGAACCGGCACGGACACCGTAATGAAAAGGCTCCGTGATACGGATCCAGAAGCGGCGAGTCTTCTTTTGGAAATGCAGCAAGCTATGTCTAGAAGCATCAATGACTATTCTGAGCTTCGCCATGAGGTTTTGAATCTAAGAGAATCAGTAGGAGAGCAGAAGAACGCCGATGGAACTGCGAAGACGGAAGAAACTCCTGAAACGCTCCCCGAAGGGGTAACGGCGGATAATTTGGAGTTCTTTAAGAAAATGGCCAACGCCGCGGGCTTCGTTGACCAGAAGTACCTAAGTCTTCGTGACCAAGCGCAAAAGAGCACGGACAATGTCCAGAATGCTCTTCTTGCGGGCGTGGAACAATTCGGTGATGCTTTTGGCACTCTTGATTCAAGCGGAAATGTGGTTGTAAATCCAGAAGTCTCTGCTCGATTAGAGCAGCGTCTACAATCGCTGCAAGATCCTAATCTTGGAATTACTCCGTATGACTTGTATCGGCTGGAGTTTCCTGATTCCGTGGCACAAGAGAAGGAAGCAGAAGCTCCAAGAACTGCCCCAAGACAAAGAACACGGCAAAAGTCTAACGTGGCGCGCCGAACAACGAGCGGAAAGCAGAAGATCAGAATTTATGACCCGAAAAGAGGCGACACTCCAGAAGAAGTACTAGAACGCGCTTGGCTTATGGCCCGGCGCGAACAGGGATAAGGCAGCTTTTTGCCACGGAAAAAAACCAAAGTTCTAAAAGGATAGAAAACAATGGCTACGGGTCAGGCAGATATCAGCATTGATTGGGGACCCCTAATCAGTGCAACTGTGATGAAGTATATCGACAGCGGTATACTTCGGGATCAGGTTCATAAGAAATCAGTGCTTCTTTCTTGGCTACGGACTGGAAATAGAATCAAGAAGCTCAGTGGCGGGGAAAGAATCAAGCTTCCGTTCATGTATCAAGGAAGTGGAAATTACAAGCGCTACAGTGGCTTAGAGCCTCTGAACATCACCGGCTACGATGGCATCACGAATGTGGCTTTTAATTGGAAACAAGCTGCAACGGCGATTGTCATCAGCGGAAAGGATCGGAGAAGTAACCAGGGCGAGAGTAGAATCCGAGACCTTACCAAGGACAAGCTTCAGCAAGCGGAATCTACTCTCGGTGATGAACTCGGGACAGACGCTTACAGCGACGGGACTGCAAGTGGTTCCAAGCAAATAGGTGGCCTCGCTGCAATGGTAGCGACTACTACCACTAGCGGAACCTATGCAGATATCAACACTGCTACTAACACGGCTTGGCGGAACCAAATCGTTGCTAGTGTTGGGAACGCTGCGGTGAATCTGCTTCCGAATCTTCGAGTACTTTATAATGATTGCACTGAGATCGCTGGCGTTGAGGGCGAACCAGATGCGATCTTCACGACACAAACAATGTCGGAGGTTCTGGAAAGTCTCGTTATTCCTGCTATTCGGTATTCTGGGGGTGCGGAGGCTGACTTAAGTGCCAAACCGGTCTTCAAGAACACGAAGATCCATTGGGAAGCGAAGTGCCAGTCTGGAACGCTTTACCTGTTGAACTCCAAGCATATGTTTATGTTCGTTCATAAGGACGCGGATATGTCAATGATGCCTTCTGGGATGCAGAATCCTGTAAACCAGGATGCTTACGTTGCGCCGATTTTGTGGCAGGGGAACATGGCCTGTAACGTACGGTCGGCTCTTGGAAAGCTAACAGGTCTAACGTAATGTCTGCTGGTGACATAACCTATGACGCTGATACTCCGAAGGCCAGTGGCAATGTTTATGTTGCCACTGGTACTTTGGAAGCAGACAACAGTCTCACGGGCTTTGCAATTTGTAGCACGCAAAGCACTATTCTTACTGCTGCAATAGTAGACAAGGATGGTGTTGGGGCTGCTAGAGTTGTCTTAAACGACTCTAATGGCACAGCTACAAAAGGAAGCATCAGCGTAGATGGAGAAAACACTGGCCCGGAGACGTTCTACTTTCGGGTAGAATTCATTTAGGAGGCTGAGATGGCTGCAGGAGATCTTACCTTTGACAGTGCTCCTAATCGGCAGCAAGGAAACTTGTGGATGCTTACTGGGGTTGTCGAGGTAGATGATACAATCAGGACTTTTGCTGTGACTAGTACTAAAAGCACTCTTGTTGACGTGCAGATGATTGACGATGATGGCACGGGCACACCTTGGTGTGCAATCAACGAGGACGCTGACGGTACTGTCACTAACGGAACTATGGCTGTTGCTGGAAACCACGTAAGCACGGACACCTATCGGTTCCGGGCTTATTACATCTAGGAGGGTTATAAAAAATGTGGATGCAGACGGTAAACAAAGACGATGCCGAGCGGGCATTTGTGAACGTGACTAATGGCGAAGCCGCTACTATCACGACTCACTGGGCCATCCATAAGTTCGGCACGAGCGCTAACGTGGCGAGCGTTAGCACTAATGAAGGCGGGATAAACTCTGTCAGCACGGGAGGAACTGCTTGTGAGGCTGACGGTGGGGAAGGAGGCTTCATCGGCTTGTCCTATGAGGATATTGCGCCTGGGGCTGTTGGCGTCTCCCAGGTCTATGGCTATCATGAGAGTTTCCTGGTGATGAGGATCGTCGGTTCTGTGACTGTAATTCCTGGGTCGCCTATTGGTCCTGGTGCTGGCGCGGCTAGCATAGGAATGAGTTCTACTGGCGCGCTTTCTGGGATGATGGGGCCTGTTATTGCGCTTGACACGATAACAAGCACTCTTCATAGTCTCGGAACGACTACTACTAACTGGGCGAATCATTGCTTCATTCGTGCCTTGTAATAAGGTTCTTAGGTTCTAACATAATGGTAGCGACTAAGGGTGGGAGCTTTGTAAAAGGAGCTCCCACCAGAAAGGAAAGCCCAATGAAAGTGATTCTTTGGTTGTTCCACTTCTTAGGCCCGTATAATGGAGAAAGGAAACTAGTCGTATGTTCTTGTGGACGGGTCATGTGGTTGGATGCGAAACAAGAAATAAAAGCCTTACACCTCGGGCATAGAATGCATATGTGCTCTAACGCAAGTTTTTGGTCTTTCCTGAAACTAAAACTAGGTCTCTTAGACCATCTCACGCTACAAGAACGTATTACAATAAGTCTCAAGAAAGCAGGATTAGCATGAAGTTGGCGATTGGTCTTCCTTGGTATGCGGGACCGGATGATAATACAGCTCCTTTTTATATGGATTTGATGATGTATTTTGGGGCCTTGCGGGAAAGAAGCCTTTGGCACCCGGAGGCGCCTTCAGCGAAAGCAGAAGGCCTGACTTGGCTTCCCCCAGTGGATGAGACGTTCAAAGGCAGTGCGCAAGAGGAATTTACAGAAGAAGAATGGAAGAGCCTAGGCCGCTTAGAAATTATGCTAATAAACAGAAGCAGACTTTCTATGGTTGGGAAGGCCCGGGAAATGATTGTCGAGGACGCACAGGAATGGGGTGCTGATTGGTTGCTCTGGTGGGACGCAGATATGCTCTTTGAAGTGGGAGCTTTTTTAGCCTTATGGCGGAATCAGAAACCTATTTGTGGTGCGCTTGCTTTTACGGCCCGCCATCCGATCCATCCTGTGATTTATCGGATGCGCACGCACGAAGATCCCCAGACGAAAATAGAAATCATCGACGGCAGCGATGTAGTCTTCGACTATCCTCGGGATAAACTTATCAGTAATGAAGACATCGGTGGCGAATTAGCTTTTGGTGCTGGAGTTGTTCTTTATGATATGAAAGTGTTCCGAGAACTTCCCCAACCTTGGTTTAACAGCACTGGCTGTGGCGAAGACTGGTTCTTCTGCCATCGGTGCGCGAAGTATAACATTCCTCGTTTTGTAGACACGAGAGTAAAGACTAGCCACAAAGAGCACCAACCGCGATGGGCGAATGAGCAAAGTTATTGGCTTGAAAGAGAAGCGGCCCCTGAAAGTTATAAGGATGTTTTTGGTCCGGGCTTGGCGAGGGTCCAGAAAGGCCAGGTCCTAGCATGAAACCCCTGATGACAATAGCAATTCCTACTTTCCATAACTTCAAGCAATTGGGAGATTGCCTGAGGAGTCTTATTCTCTACACGGACTTCCCTTATCAAATAGTAGTAGTGAATAATTGTCCTGAGGATGATGAGACTTTAGAAAAGATGGTGCGTGAAAGAAGCCCAATTGGGGATAAACTTAGCATTATCAATATGGGCCGGAATGCCGGTTGGATGGGGGCGATAAACCGAGCGCTCCAAGAGTGCGACACGCAGTATTTCACAATGCTGAATGATGATGTTGTTTTTCTGCCGGACACCCCTACTTTTTGGCGGCTCCTTGTTGCAGGATTAGAAGCCTCAAACGTAGCCGCAGTAGGACCGTGCTCTAATTTTGTTGCCGGCACGCAAAGTCTTATGGCCTTAGACGTACCTGGTGCCTTTGAGACTTCGCTCTTGATCGGCTTTTGCATGGTTTGTAATACGAAGATCTTAAAAGAAGTCGGGGGCCTTGATGAAAGTCTTCCTGGGGGAGATGACTTAGATCTTTCTATCAGACTCCGACAACATGGAAAGAGACTAGTAGTTTGTCGGAGTGCGTACGTTCATCATCATGGGCAACAAACTGGCCGAAGAATCAAGGGAGAGAACTGGGATTCTTTGGAGTCTCAGGAAAAGACCAACAATGCACTTATAAAGAAGCATGGCGTTGGGGTATGGTATGAGACTTTCCAAGCGTCCTGGCGGCTTCTAGACGAAACGGCGGCAGAGCAAAAAGAAGCTAATGAACTAGACTGGCTTTCTGATAAGCTGAAAGTCTTTCGTGGCTGTAGTGCGAAGGGACTTAACCTGGGCTGTGGGAGCATGAAATTGGCCTGGGATGACATTTCTATCACTAACGTGGATCGAGATGGCCCTGGAGATCGAGGTGTCGGTGGGCAGAAGTTCAGTGATAATTGTGCAGACATTGTTTGTGATGCGACTGAATTGAAATTTTGCGCTGATACGTCACAAAACTTTGTCATAGCTAATCACTTGCTAGAACACATAGTCGATATGCTTGGGGCTCTTTACGAGTGGAATAGGGTTCTTGAGAATGATGGGGAGCTTTTTATCGCGGTGCCAGACCAAGATCGGGTGCAAAGTCTTCTTCTAGACTGCACGCATGTTCATGCTTTGACAAAAACAAGCCTAGAAAGACTCCTTGTCAGTGCAGGATTTAAGGTATTAGAAATGGACACTAAGGGCTGGGGCGCTATTGTGTGCCATGCTAGAAAGGTATCTGGTAATGTCAGCGGTTAATACAGAAGGCAAAAAGTATCCGAGCATAGGAAGTTTTTATAATGCGGACATTAGAAATAACGGAACTCCTCGTAGAGTAACGGAAGCGATGAAGAGAATGGGCATGGGCGTTTGTGGCTTCAAACGCTATACTAGACCTATGGAAGAGAATGAAATTTCCAAGCATGACTTGCATCTTTTTCTCGATGATGGGCGAGATGACATTGAGTGGCTTCCTCCTAAGCCTAATGCTTGTTGGTTAGTAGACACCCACTTAGGGTTTGAGCAAAGACTAGAATGGGCGCGGAAGTTTGATACGGTTTTCGTCGCGCAGAAAGAAGCTGTTAGTCTACTAGAAGCAGAAGGAATTGAAAAGGTCTTCTGGCTTCCTTTAGCTTGTTCTCCTTATTTGGACCCAGATTACAAATCTCTCCAGAAGCACTTTGGGCGGGAGAAAGACCTGACTAGAATTTACGATTGTGCTTTTGTAGGGTATTTGAACAGAGGGGTGGAAAAGGACAAAGAAAGTCATGATCGAGTTCTTTTCCTGGACCATGTTTATAAGAAGTTCCCCAATAGCTGGCTGGCGTTTAGTTTGTTCTTCGAAGAAGCTGCTGTTCGTTATGTCCGGGCGCGTGTGGGCCTTAACATCTCTATAAAGCATGACTTGAATATGCGGTTTTTCGAGGCTTTAAGCTACGGTGTTTGTCAAGTCTGCAATAGAGATATGGAAGGTTGGAGTGAGCTTGGCTTCGTCGAGGGCGAGGATTTCTTAGGCTTTGAGACTTTGGACGAAGCGTGTGAAAAGATCCAATGGGCATTGGATAATCCTTCTGAGCGGGAAAAAATCGCGGAAAGTGGAATGGCAAAGGTTCGTGCTAGCCATACTTATGCGGATAGGATTAGGAAACTTCTATCCTTGGCTTTGTGAAAAAGGAGAACAAGAATGGCTGCTGCAAATCCGAATGGTCCATATACTTGTAAAGTTCTTACCTCTAGCGGTATTGTAACGACTGCTGGAGTAGGAGGCTACATCAAGGCTTTCGGCCTAACAGTAACAACCACTGCAGGGACGGCGCAGTTGTTTAACGGCACGGGAAGTGGCACTGCTGGGCCAGAATTGAAGCTCGAAGCTGCGACAGCGAATGATTCTATTTCTTCTGGCGATATCGGGCCGATTCGTTTTGACACGGATATTTATTGCACAATTTCTGGAGCCAATGCAGAAGCGTGGGTTGTCTATAACGAAGACACAGCATAGAAAGGAAGAGAAAGATGCCTGTACTTATCGACGTGAACGAAGAGCAAGATGTAGAAGTCATTGATGAGACTAAGGGAATTCCTTTAACACTAAGCAAGGAACAGCTTGAGAAAGTAGTGCTTACAAAGTATGTAAGCGTGGAGAACGAAGTCGCGGACTGGCAACCGGCGAATGAGTGGATTGAGCAAATCACTGCAGACATCCCTGGGCGCAGGGACCGACTCCAGGTGGAAGGTCTTGATGGAGAACCTAAGCGCTTAGGCACGGATGATGGCCTTATTGTAACGCTAGCTGGGACGCAAGAAGGTCTTGTAGGGATTCTTCCGGGCCGGCCAGCATTGTCTGAAGACGAAGCTGAAGAATACATGGATATGTCCGGGGAAGCGGTTCCGATGTTTCAGAAGTGGAACTTTAGAATCGACGAGATTCTTCGGACTAATGGCCCAGAAGGCCGAGAAATGCTTTCCAGAAGTGAAGACCAGAAACGCCAGAGTTCTCAAAGTGAAATGTATGATACTATTGCTAGTGCTTTCAAAGAAGGCTTGCTTTCGTTAAATCAAGCTGGAAACCTAGCTCCTACTGCTGATGCTGTCTTGAAGGCGGCAAAGGAGAAGAAGTAGGATGACCTTTGGGGAAGTAGTTTCTACTATACTGAATTATTCAGGGCAAAGTTCTGGTGGAGACTTTGAGGGTTTTGTGAAAACTCTCGTTAATGGAGTTTACCGGCAAGTCCTGGAACGGGGAATGGTTCCACACGAACAAAGAGAGTTTTCCCTGACAACTGTAGCGGATACTTCAAAATACGGGCTTCCCCTTTACGTACGTAGGGTCTTAAACATTGAAGACCCTACGACTCCTAGGTTTGTCTATGAAACAACTGCGCGGGCCTTCGACAAGAGTCATCCAGGAACTACCACTACTGGCACGCCGTCTTATTCCTATCCTTTAGGGATGAAAGGAATTCAAGTTGAGCCTGCTAGTGATGGAACTGTTTCTGCCGTTAGCACAAGCACGACAGACACGGGGAGTGATTATAAAGTAAGAGTCACGGGCTTTGACACAGATGGGATTCTCGTCACGGAGGAAATCACGCTAAATGGAACTACCGCCGTGGCTTCAGGGTCTTCTTATTCTTCGTCTCTTGGAATTGAGCGGGTGACGAAGGAAATTCCTACGGGAAGTGCTTTTGCAGGAAATGTCACTATCAAAGATAGTGATGCTAATACTATAAGTATCATTCCTGTTTGGTGGGATTCCCCTGATTATGTCTGGATAGAGTTTTATCCTATTCCTGACGCGGCGATTACTTATGTTATTCGGGCGGAAATGCGGAAGCCGCCACTAGTAAACGATAACGACTGGCCTGAGATCTCTGCAGACTATCATCTTCTTCTTGTTTATGGCGTGACGCAAGATCTACTTCCGACGCTCGGAAAAGGCCCTACAGGAGATCGACATAGAAGCACGTTCAAGAATATGCTTACGGAATTTACGGACTCTAATTCTCGCCGGCCTAATATGATGTGGAGATTCCAGGATGTGCAAAGTGGTGCTGGCGCACGTCAACGACCATATAGGCCTTTGATAGAAGGTGTGGATTATGTCTAGTGAAGGTTTGCATTATATCCATGATAAAATCTGTATCTCTACTATGGTAGGGATGGTTCGGGCAGATCCGATGGTTTTGCTGATTTCTCCTCAAGTGCAAAGTGACGAAGAGGGAAATTCACACTTAACAGGAAGATTTAGTTTCCGTTACAAGGGGCCACGTCTTAATGACTCTGCGGCTCTTATAGCAAATGTCCTGCGTGATGCGGCTACGGCTATGGAGAATTCCAGTGGCGATTTCTAGAGTATCACCAGAAGCAGTAACTAGTCCTGTTTTCCGAATCAAGGGCCAGCGCTCACGGTGGCGTTATCCTAATGAGAAAGTCCCGCCTGAGTATTGTGAGATCTTAAAGAACGTAAATCTCTCTGAGCGCGGAACCCCGATGAGCCGATATGGGTATGAGAAGTATAATAGCACTATTCTTCCTTCCGGAGAAATCCCTGTAGGTTTGTGGCAAGGAACTTTTTCTGGTGGGTCGGTGCGGAATGTGGTCGTGACAAAAACAAAGATCTACAGTGATGACGGAACGACAAGAACAGATATCACTGGAAGTAATCTCACGGGCGGAAACGACGACAGAATAAGGTTTGCTTTTATCAAGGATCAACTTCTTTTAAATCCTGCTGTAGGAGCGACTAGAGTCTGGGACGGTGATATCACTACGCCTGGAACTACTGCGGACTTGAGCGGGATTCTTTGGTCTCGGTGCACGGATTTAATGGTGCATAATAACTTGGTTCTAGTAATGAACACTACAGAAAGCGGTGTTGAATACCCGACTAGAATCAGGTGGTGTGATATTAACCGAGAAACTTTCGAAGTCGATATCACTAATTGGCCTATTATAAATCGTTATGAAATTTATGATGGGGGGCCGAGGATTATTGGAGGCGTTGACTCTTGGGGGAAGGCCTTGATTTTTAAAGCAGACGGTCTTTATCCGGGGGAAATCACTTTCGACGAGGAAGGACATTATACTTTTGTGTTGGACAAGCCTAGAAGAGGCTTCAGTCCAATCAGCACACATAGTATCATTGCGCGGCCAGAGTTTGTCTTTGGTGCGGCTAGAGAAGGATTGTTTACTTTTGACGAGAATCTGCAATTCTTTCTCGTCAACACAGACGATGTCACGACTTGGTTAGAATTAAACAAGTCCCGCTTACAATACGCGCAGTCTTTTATTCGTGAAGACGAGCATCAAGTGCGGGTTCTTTGTTCCTCAAGCACAAACACAACAGGACATGATGCGGTTCTAGTCTGGGACTGGGAGAGCGGAGATACTTGGATAGACTATCCTGAAGACGTGATAAACTGTGGGCAAAGAATTGTTATTTCAAACTCAGAGTATGATTGGTTTGGTGGGTATGGGAGGTATTTGTACAAGGGCAATGATTCTAGCTACAGCGATGACGCAGGGAGTGGGTTTAATTGGCGGATAAAGATGCACGCAAATGACTTAGGGCTTCCAGGAAAAGCGAAGCATGTTCTTAACGTAAGAACTCTTTATCGCCATCGGATAGACTCAGACACAGTTTCATTAGAAGTTTCCATCGATGCGGGGCAGCAAGGGTCTGTTAGTGACACTATTTCAATCAAGCCTCAGTATGCTTGGAACACTGGGCTATCGTGGAATTCTGGAATTAAGTGGCCCGGTGGGAGCGTGCTTTATACGGACACTTGGGTGAATAGAGTCTGTGAAACAATCACACCCGACTGGCAATCAAGTAATCCTGCTACTATAGAAGGATACCAAGTAGAGTATATTCTTCTAGAACCCTAACGGTCCTTAGCATCTAACATAATGGTAGCGCGTAAGGGAGATTAGTAAAAATGGCCACTGTAACAAGACCATCAAATGCATTGCCTAATCCCGGCGATGATATGTTAGCGGAGCAGGTTCGGGATTGGTTTACTAATGTTCTTGCTTTTCTGGAAGGAACATACATAGACGAGGCTAATGTAGACACTACTGGGTCTGATGGAATTGTAGGGAAAAGCACGGCTCAGACTATTACGGGCCTTAAGTCTCTGGAAAATGCCGGCGCTGCCGGAGGCGGTGTTCGGGAATTGCTGAAAATAGGAATGGATCCTATCAGCGGAGCTGCGGCGACCGGGGATGGCGTTAGAATCAAGTTCTATGCTGATGATGCTGGGGGCTCTCTCGGAGACAGGGGTTATTTTGATCATATTTTAGAAGTAACTACTGCAGGAGCAGTGGATTCTTATTATTCTTTCTCCACAGATGTGGCGGATACTCCTACGGCGGGTCTGACAGTTGGGAAAGTAGACACGCATTTAGACATTATAGGTCCTAGTCGCACACACACAGCAGACGCAAGTGCTTATGTGGCTTACTTCCGCGCGGGCGGTGCGCGGACTGTTCCAACTGGAACTGCAGCTGTTGTAGCGACAGTTCGGATCGACGAACCTAACATCACAGCAACGGGCACTGTAACAGAAGCAGTGAGTGTTTACATAGCTGCTGCGCCGACTGAGGGGGCAGCGAATTATGCTCTTCACGTCGCTAGTGGGGCGGTTCTTTTTGCAGGAACACTAGAAGTAACTGGGGCTTTGACTTTTACTGGGGCGCTTAGTATTGATGACACGACTGATAGTACTAGTGGAACAACAGGTTCAGTTCATACAGATGGTGGCTTTGGAGTTGTGAAAAATACTTACCTGGGGGCTGATCTTCTTCTTGCAACTGGAGCTGTCTTTAATTGGGCTGCTGGAGATGTGACGTTTACTCATAGTGCTGGGAAACTTACTTTCGGGGGTGACGGAGCTGTTGAGTTTGATTTTGCCAACCATGAAATAACAAATGTCGATGTTAATTCTGGTGCTGTTGATGGAACGACTGTAGGGGCCGCTAGCGCATCAACAGGTGCTTTTACGACATTGACGGCTAGTCTTGCTACAACTCTCAATGGTGCTGTCACTATTGGAGATGCCACAGGAGATGCTCTTACGTTTCATCCTTCGGCATGGACTTTGACGAATGCGGTGACGATAACTGGAACTTGGACAGACTTAGGGATTGTTACGACAGTTGA